CTATTATTCCAGGTAGACGTATTTTAACAACAACAACAATTACTACAACTATTGATGCAACTCAAACAACTGGAATTATTTTAACTAGTCAAACTGGATTTGAAGTAGAAAGTCCTCGTACACCTGGAAGTGTGAATTTTTTTTCTGGAGGTACACCTATTAATGCAGTTAAAATGGGTACAGAAATTTTGGTTTATACTGGGATTAGTTCTACAAATGAATTAGAAGGAGTTGTAAGGGGTACTTTTTCAAGCACTGCTGGAGCTCACACTGCTGGAGATACTGCAAGATGTCTTTCAGATCCTTTAAATAATTATCATGTAACTACTGCTGGAACAGCAATTTCTGGACAAATTCTTGGAGGAGGTTATAATACATCCTCAGGACCAATAACATTAAAAGCGATAGGACCACAATAATGGCATTTGTAAATGACGGATTCACATACGCAACTTTAACCACAGCAATTCAAAATTATTGTGAAGTAGATACTTCGGTATTTACTGCAACTGTTACAGATCAATTTATTGGCAATGCTTGTTTAAGAGTAATGAGAGATTTAAACACAGATTCAGATAGAGCTTCTATGGTAGGTTCATTAGTTATTGGACAACAATACATAAATGCTCCAGCTGGGTGTTTGGCTGTTAGATCAATTCAAATTACTGAAGATGACACTACACCAGATACTCAAGTATATTTAGAAAAAAGAGATGTTACATTTTTAAATGAATTTAATAAGTTTGCAGATCAAGGAAACAGTGAAACTACTGGAAGAGGTTTACCTAAATATTATGCAATGTTTGGTGGTGATACTACAATGAGTGGTAATACAGACAGTACATCAGGAACTATAATGTTTGCACCATGTCCAGATAAAACATACACTTTCCAAGTTAATTTTACGAGAAGACCTCCTGGGTTGTCTTCTACTGTTACATCTAACTATTTAAGCGTTAATTTTCCTAATGGACTCTTATATGCTTGTTTAGTAGAAGCATTTGGATTCTTAAAAGGCCCAATGGATATGTTGACATACTACGAACAAAGATATAATAATGAAGTTGAAAAGTTTGCAATTGAGCAAGTTGGAAGAAGAAGACGAGATGATTATGATGATGGAACCATCAGATTATACATTGACTCTCCTTCCCCTTCAAAGTAAAACAAATTAGGAGATAAAAATTATGGCAATAACATCAGCACTTACAAATACTTTCAAAGCAGAATTACTTGGTGGTGAACATGATTTTGCAGCGGGTGGTAATACATTTAAATTAGCATTATTTGTTAATGCAACTTTAGGATCTACTACTACAACTTACGCAGCTCCTGCAGATGCTAACGCCGTTCCTACTAACACAAACGAAGTTAGTGATAAAACTACTAACGGTGGTGCAACAGCAACAGCGTACACAGCAGGTGGAAGAACTTTAACTTTATCTGGTGTTGGTACGACTACAACAACATCATTTACTTCTTTTGCAGATTTATCTACAGCAAATACTAATTCATGGACTTCAGCAACTTTTACAACAGATGGTTGTATGATTTATAATACTAGTGGAGGATCAGCTAACAAAGTAGTTTGTGTGGTTGATTTTGGTGGAGCAAAAACAGTTTCTAATGGAACTTTTTCTATTGAGTTTCCAACTAATAACGCAACATCTGCAATTATCAGATTAACATCATAGGGAGTTAAACCCTATGGCTGACACAACTTTCACAGTTACAGTCGCAACAGGCACACCATATTTAACAGGTGGTTCAGGTAACGTTTATTTTTTTAATGGAGCACAACCCACAACTAGTGGAAGTTTAAATTGGACTTTTCCATGGGTAGCTGCAGCAACAGTTAGATTAGACCAGTCTGATTCTTCGAACAATAATCATCCTTTACTTTTTACAAATTCCAATAGTACTGATACGGCAACTATGAGAGCAGGTGTCATTACTAATAATGTAACTTATTCTTTAGATGGTTCTGCTGTAAGTTCTGCTGACTATTTTAACACAAGCACTTTTAATGCTGCAACTTCTAGATTTATAGAGATTACTCAAACAGCCGGAGATACTGTTGATTTTTATTTTGCTTGTTATGTTCATGGTATTAGTATGGGTGGAATTGTAGATCTTACTGAAACTACATGGGGTGCATTAAATTGGGGTCAAGGAAGATGGGCTCAACAAGGTGATCAAGATGTTACTTTAAGTGGATTTGAAATAACAGGTACACTTAACGCAGCGGAAGTTAATGTAGTTCAAGAGCCTGGTTGGGGAACTTTAGATTGGGGAGAAAATGGTTGGGGTAGTGTTAATGCAGGAAAAGAAACACTTCCAGCTTTTCCAATTACAATGTCACTTGGGACATTAACCACTCTTGTAGAAACACCTGTAGTTATAACAACTAGTTTAGAAATGACAGGTACTGTAGCACCTTTAACACCTTTCCATGATTCAAATTTAACTTTAACTAATAGTTTATTAGCAACAGCTTCATTAGGTACTTTAGGTATTAATGCAGGAGATGATGTTCAAATAGGTTTAACAGCTTTTGAAATGACTGGAAGTCTAGGAACTGTTGTAACAACAGATGGTATTACACCTATTTTACCTAGCTTTCAAATAGTTGGAAGAGTGGGTAATTTAATTAATGAAACAGCTGTTACTGTTTCTATATCAGATAGCTTATTAGCCACTGGTTCAGTAGGTGCAATTGTACCTATTAATAATACGGGGGTCACTATTACAGACAGTTTACTGGCTACTGGAACCCTTAATGCATCAGATGTTACTACACCAGCAATGGTTATTGGTTTGACTGGATTTGAAATAAATGGTACATTAAATACGCAATGGGGTATTCTACACTATGGAGATGTTGACTTAGGAACCAATACATCATATACAGACGTAGATACAACTCACGCAGCATAGGAGAACAAAATTTATGGCATCAACTTACACAGGACTTGGTATTGAATTAATGGTAACCGGCGAAAATGCTGGTACTTGGGGAACAAAAACTAATACAAATTTAAATATCATAGAACAAATTTCAGGTGGTTATATTGAGCAAGCAGTTAACGGAACTGGTGCAACAGCTTTAACTGTTACAGATGGTGGCACAGGGGCAGCTTTAGCTACAAGAATTATTAAACTAACTGGTACAATCACTGGACCAATTACTGTTAACATTCCTCTTGATGTAGAAAATTTTTATTTTATAGAAAATGGCACATCAGGTGCACAAACAGTTGAATTTGAATATGCTTCTGGTTCAGGGTCAAGTGTTACTTGGTCAGCTACTGATAAAAGTACTAAAATTATTAATGCAAAAGGTAATCATGTTACTAACCCTGATATTACAGAAATTGCATTCTCAACTTCACCCGCAGGAACAACAGGACAAGTTCAAGTTAATAGTTCTGGTGCTTTTGGCGCTATTTCTGAAAATACATCAGGGTTTATATTAAAATCAACAGGTTCTGGAACAGCTCCAACATTTCAATTAGATACTGGAGTAACAACAGGAAAAGCTATTGCAATGGCAATGATTTTCGGATAAAAAACAACTAAAGGAAATAAAAAATTATGGCAAATCCAAATATAGTAAATGTAGCAACAATCAATGGTGAGTCGCAAGGGCTTGCTTTAGGAACAGGTGATGCAAATGTTATCATCGCAGCAATTAGTGCTGACACAGTTGTTAAAATAAATAGAATTACAGTTGCAAATGTTGATGGTTCATCAGCAGCAGACGTTAATATTAAAGTTGTTAAAGCAGCATTTACTTCTGCAGCAACAGGTTTATCAGGAAATGTTGGAACAATTTATTTAGCAAAAACAATTGCAGTGCCAGCAGACGCATCTTTAGTAGTGCTAGAAACACCAATATATATGCAGACAGGTGATGCCCTTCAGGGAGGAGCTAGTGCAGCCGGTGATCTAGAAGTATTTGTATCATACGACGTAATAGCGTAAGGGAAATTAGCTATGGCAAATGGCGGAATTATAGGTCCAACAGTTACAATAACACCAGGGTCTCCTGGTACAGCAACAACAATTACAAGAAAATGTGCATCAGGTTCGCATGTAATGCAACCAGGTACAACTCATGCTACAATTACAATGGTAGCAGGTGGTGGTAGTGGTGGTAATGCTCCTGCAGAAGCTGCAGGTGGTGGTGGAGCTGGTGGTGTTTTAACACAAAGAGTTGCAGTAACAGGTGGAGCAACTTATCCAATTACAATCGGTGGTGGTGGAGCAACAAATCCAACAGTAGCTATTCCTTCACCCAACGGTAATGTTGGAACAAATTCTTCAATGCCTACTATTCCAGGAACAACTGCCGCTTCAGGTGGTGGTTATGGTAAAGGTAGTGGACCTCCAACAGGAGGACCAGGTGGAACAGGTGATGGTGTAGGTGGACCTGGTGGTTCTGGTGGTGGTAGTTCAAGACGTGCTTATCTTGGTTATATGGACACATCTATTAGTACAGTTGGCCAAGGTTTTCCTGGTGGAACAGGTGGAGCAGGTATTGGTCCTGCTAATGGAAATAATGCTGGTTCAGGTGGTGGTGGAGCAGGAGATCGTGGATACCCAGGTGGAAATATGACAGGTGTATTTTGTAGTTCAAGAACTACAAGCAAAAGTCCAATTCCTGCATTTGGTGGAGTTAATCCTCGTTCAAATGGTGGTGGTGCCGGTGGTGATGGTAGAGATTTAGATATAAATTATCCGGGACTTCCGGCTGCTCAACTTACCCTAGGTGGTGGTGGCGGTGGTGGAACTGTTTCACTTTATAGTGGTCCAAATGCTGAAGGTGCTGGTGGAAAAGGTGGCGGCGGTGATGGTGGTTGTGGTGTACCCGGTGGTGGACCCGCAGGTGCAAACGGAACTACTAATACTGGTGGTGGCGGTGGTGGAGTTGGTGTAGGTATTCCAGGAAGTTATAAAGGTGGAGCCGGTGGTTCAGGTGTTGTTCTTATAAAAGAATGTGGCACAGGAGCATCAGCAACAACAGCTCCTGGTATCTGGCAAATGAATACAGTTTATGGTTTTGTTAAAGATGGATCTTGGGCAAATTTTAGTACAGGTGCAGTAGTAGATTATGTAGTTGTAGCTGGCGGTGGTGGTGGTGGTCATGATGCTGGTGGTGGTGGTGGAGCTGGTGGTTTTAGAGCTGCAAGTGGTTTATCAGCAAGTGGAACTTATGCAGTAACAATTGGTGCTGGAGGAGCTGGTGGTGTATCAGGATCTACCGGTGGTAAGGCTGGATCAAATTCAATTTTTTCAACAATAACATCGTGTGGTGGTGGCGGCGGTGGAACTTCTGGAACACCCACAGGAACTCCTGTGACTCCACAGTATAATGGTATGGCTGGAGGTTCAGGTGGTGGCGGAAGAGCTAACGTAACCGGTACAGGTGGTACTGGAGTTTGCGGTCAAGGTTTTGCTGGTGGAAATACAGGACCCGGTTGTGGACAAATTGGTGGTGGCGGTGGTGGAGCTTATGAAGCTGGAAAAATTAATCAGACTGCTTTAGGTACACGTGTTAGAGGTGGTCAAGGTGGTAAAGGTAAAGGAAGTGATATAACAGGAACTTATATAATTTATGCTGGCGGTGGTGGTGGCGGTGGTAATTGTGGTGGAGTAGGAACTTTTGGTGGAGTTGGTGGTGGTGGTAATGGTGGTGGATCAAATTTTCCAGGTGCTGGAGTAGGATGTGCTGGAGTTGCTAATACTGGTGCCGGTGGTGGTGGTTCAGGTTGTGGACCTGCACCTATTTCTGGTGGAGCAGGTGGACCAGGTGTTGTAATTATTAGATCAACATCAGGAATGACTACTGATAGTCCAACTTGTGCACCCGTAGTTTATAATGGAACACATTACATTGCAAAATTTAAAGCATCGGCAAATTTAACCGTAGGATCAGCACCCGCACAAACTGAAGCAGATTATTTAGTTGTTGGTGGTGGTGGAGCTGGTGGTTATTCAATCGGTGGTGGCGGTGGAGCTGGTGGTTATCAAACATCTTTTCCAGGTGGAACAAAAACTAATTTAAGTACAGGAATTACTAATGTTACAGTTGGTGCGGGAGCAACTTATAATACTTCAGCTCAACAGACTTTTGTAACTGCTCGAGGGAATTCAGGAAATGCAAGTGAATTTAATCAAATTATTGCTGATGGTGGAGGTTCGGGTGGAGCATATATAAGCACCTCTTGTGGTTCTCCTGGACAATACGCTTATGCTGGTCGTGGTCAACTAGGTGGTTCTGGTGGTGGCGGAGGTGGTCAACCCGGTCCTCATAGTGCTGATGGTGGTGGCTATAGTTTTGGAGTAGGCGGAAGCGCTCAAGGAAATTTTGGTGGTAGAGGAAATTATATATGTTCTAGTGCAACACAGCCTAACGCAGGTGTTTACTCCTGTAATGGTGGTGGCGGTGGTGGTGCTGGCGGAGCAGGTGTTACTCCTGGTTGGTGGGGAAATTATACTTCAACTGGTGGTACAGGTGGTTCAGGTGCTGCAAATAGTATTACAGGTGCTGCAGTGACATATGCTGGTGGTGGCGGTGGAAGACCCGGTGCTTCAGGTGGTCCTGGTGGTGGTGGAAGTGCTACTCAAGCATATCCGGCAATGAATGGAACAGATAATTTAGGTGGTGGTGGTGCAGGTGGAAATAATCCATGTGGATATTCTGGTGGTGGTGGATCTGGTGTAGTTGTTATTAGAACTCCCGGCCCAAGCGGACCAAGTATTACATTAGCCCCTGGTAGTAACGTAAAAACAACGTCTCCAGCCCCTGATGGAGCAATGACAATATCAACTTTTAACGTAACCGGAACATTGACAATAGCATAAAATTAAAATATAAAATAAACTTTAAGGAGATAAATAATATGGCACATTTCGCAGAATTAGATGACAATAACGTAGTACAAAGAGTAGTTGTTGTAGGTAATGATGTTGCAACAGCAGCAGGGCCTCTAGGAGCAAATGATATGCATGTTGATGGAGAAACATGGTGTGTTAATTTTTTTAAAACTGGTAATTGGAAACAAACTTCTTATAATAATAGTTTTAGAAAACAATATTGTGGAACAGGTTTTACTTATGACCCTGCAAAAGATAAATTTTTATCACCACAACCTTTTAATTCTTGGACATTAGATGCTAATGATGATTGGGAGTCTCCTGTAACTTTCCCAACAATTACAAAATATGGCGATCCAGAAAAAAATTACGATATTTCTTGGGATGAAGAAGGTCAAAAATGGATAGCAACAGATGACGAAGATCCAATAAATAATTTTAATTGGGATGTAGCAACTCTTTCTTGGGTAGCCGCATAAATTATCCTTTACAAATATTTTAAATCATTTATATTAATTGCATAAAGACATATGCAATTACAGAATTATTACTATTGGTTTAAAAATGCAATACCTCATCATATTTGTGATGATATTGTTAAATATGCAAAATCTTTACAAGATCAAATGGCACTTACAGGTGGACTTGGCAATAAAAAATTAAATAAAAAAGACGTACAAGATTTAAAAAAGAAAAGAGATTCAGATATTATCTGGTTAAATGAACGTTGGATATATCATGCAATTCACCCTTATATTCATAAAGCTAACAGAGAGGCTGATTGGAATTTTCAATGGGATTTTAGTGAACAATGTCAATTTACAAAATATAAAAAAGGCCAGTACTATGATTGGCACTGTGATAGTTGGGAAAAACCTTATGATTCTCCCAACACACCGAGTCATGGTAAACAAAGAAAATTATCGGTAACATTATCTTTATCTGATGACAAAGATTATAGTGGTGGTGAACTAGAATTTGATATGAGAAATAATGATCCAGACAAAAAAGCAAACACCCATGTATTAAAAGAAATAAGATCTAAGGGTTCTTTGGTAGTGTTCCCTTCTGATGTTTGGCATAGAGTTAAACCAGTTAGTAAAGGCATTAGACACAGTCTAGTAATTTGGAATCTTGGATGGCCATTTAAATGAGTTATAAAGTAATTAAAAATTTTTTAGATGTAGATTTTCTTGATAAAATTAATGATTTGATTTTAGATATAGATTTTCCTTGGAGAAGAAAAGGATACCAATTTAATGAAGATGCTACTGATAGTTTATATTTTAATCATTGTTTTTTTAATAACATGAATGCAACTTCTGGTGCATACGAAACAATTATTATTCCAATATTAGATAAATTAAATTGCATTGCACCAATTCAAGTTAGAACTAATATGTTTATTAGTAAATTATTTGAAAAATCTGGTTGGCATAACGATTATGATGAGACGTGTAAAACAGCTATCTTTTATTTAAATGAATGTGATGGTGGTACTGAAATAAAAATTGATGGTAAAATAAAATTTATAAAAGCAGAAAAAAATAAAATGTTGATTTTTGATTCTAATGTATTACATAGAGCTATAACATCGACAGACGTACCTGTTAGATATATTATAAATTTTAATTATTTTAAGAAAGGATATAATGAAAAAGAAAAATAAGAAGAAAAAAAAATTAAAAGAAAGTTATCCAAAAACTTTAACACGACAAGATTATTTTCCTTCCCCTATTTGGTTTGCAGACGAGCCTAAATTTGTTAATGATTTAAATAAAGCATCGGATAAATATATAGACGAAGCTAGAAAAAATTTACAACCGGATATAGATAAACGTAACAAAGCCAATAAAACTAAAGGTGATCTAGGTAGTGTTTATCATTCAAATACTTTGATAGGAGATAAAGATTTTAAAGAATTACAAGATTATATAGGTGCGACTGCACATAATTTATTATTAGAAATGGGTTTTGATATGAAAAACCATCAATTATTTACTACAGAAATGTGGGTACAAGAATTTGCTAAGAGCGGCGGTGGACACCATGCTTTACACACACATTGGAATGGTCATATCTCTGGTTTTTATTTTTTAAAAGCTAGTGAAAAAACTTCATTTCCATTATTTGATGATCCAAGACCAGGAAATGTTATGAATCTTTTACCTGAATTAGATAAATCAAAAGTAACTTATGCAACATCACAAATTAATTATCAAGCAAAACCAGGCAGACTAATGTTTTTTCCATCTTACATGCCCCATCAATTTATGGTTGACATAGGTTTTGAACCATTTAGATTTATACATTGGAACTGCCAAGCAATACCAAAAGGAGTATTAAATGCCGTTTAAAAAAAATAAATATAAAATATTAAAAGCAGCAATATCTGCTGAATTATCTGAATTTGTCTACACTTACTTTTTAAATAAAAGAACCGCTGCAAGGTTTTTGTTTGATCAAAAATATTTATCACCATTTACCGAAGATTATGGTGTATGGAATGATGCACAAGTCCCTAACACTTATTCTCATTATGGTGACATGGCAATGGAAACATTGTTAGGTATGTTAAATAAAAAAATGGATAAGGAAACTGGCTTAAAATTAACTCCAACGTATTCCTATGCAAGAATTTATAAAAAAGGAGATATCCTAGCAAGACATAAAGATAGATATTCATGTGAAGTATCTACTACGTTAAACCTAGGTGGTGAGCCGTGGCCAATTTATTTAGACCCAACAGGAAAAACAGGTCAAGCTGGTGTTAAAGTGGAACTTGAACAAGGTGATATGTTAATATATTCTGGCTGTGATCTTGAGCATTGGCGAGAACCTTTTGAAGGAAAAGATTGTGCACAAGTATTTTTACATTACAATAATGTAAAAGGAAAAAATGCTAAAGAAAACAAATTTGATAAGCGTCCTATGCTAGGTTTACCTGCTTATTTTAAAGACTTTACAGTACCAAAAAAATAATATATAATTTAAGCTTGTGAGGGGATGATCCACCACTGATTCCCCTTACTTTAAAACATATTGATATATGCTCTAATCTAGTATATTTTGTAACTTGGAGTTTATATGTTAACAAAAATCACATTAAAACCAGGTTTAGATAAACAATCATCAGA